GGCGTGATTGCGGTTTGGGTCGAGTCGTAAATTGGCGACAGGCCGGTATAGACGCGGTTGATCGGCACGGCGGCATTCAATCGGCCGTTCGATTGCCAATACAGATGCAGGACGTTGGTGGCGCTCACGAGAACTTCCCTCGCATTCCGAGGATGGCCACGCGAGCCAGCTTGTCCACGTCCCGATCGAGCGGCAGCGTCAACCACGGACGCGGAGCAATCGCTTTAGTGCCAAAGTTCAGGTAGAGCATGTAAATGCCGTTTTGCGTCATCCCGACTTTGCCACGCGGCTGGGCGGCGTCGAACTCCATCGCAATCGACTGCTGGCCGAACCCGGTTCGCTTTCTAGGCGGTTCGCCCGGCTTCGACGGCTGGTCGTACTCTCCGCTGGCTCGATTACGCGGGTTGCTGACGCCCACGTAGGTCTGGCAAAGGTTTTGATACAGCACCGTCATCCGGGCCACGCCTTCAGCGGCAGACTTCTCCAAGAGCTTTTGGAATCGTTCGGTAAAGGCGACGACGTTGCTCATACGGTGGCCCCCAATCGCCGCAGACAATTAATCGTCGTCAAAGCGCCGATCTGGTCCGGGTTCTCGTAGCCGATGACTTCGTAAGTCGTATTGTCGCTCCGCACGAGCCGATGGGAGTTATCGAGCAAGAGTTTGTTTTGCAGGAAGCAGTTGGCGTTGATCGTCGCCGACTGCCGGCCGAACTGTTCCGAGCGTTCCGACGAATCCTCTTGAATCCGCGCCCGGACGTTGCTGTAGAGTGTGGCCCAGGTCCATTCGACGGCCCCTTCGCTCCCCTTGGTGACTTGCCGCTGCTGGACGGTAATGGTTTCGTTCAGATTGCCGGTAATCGCCAAGTTGCGAGCCGTGACCTTCCACAACGCCATGATGCGTTCGTGGTTGGCGTCCAGAATGACCCACGTTTCCCCTTCGTCGTCGATAATCGAGCCGCCCAGCTCCGGCGAGGCTTCGCTGTCGGGGAAAGTAAAAATCTGATCTTCCAGTTGATACCGGCCGAACGATTCGGCGGCTTCGCGGGCTGTGATACTGCGGGCCGCACAATGCTGCACACCGTCAATCGCTGGGGCGTCGCCGTCGAGGTCAAAAGGCGTATCGACGGTCTGAGCAGTGATAACCGGAGTGCCGGTTACGCCGCTGCCGCTGGAAAAGCTGCCGGTTGGTCCGGGACCGGGATTCTGAAAGTATGGCGGATGGCCGAAGTTGAAGATCGAGGCATCGCTAGTCGAGATGCACCACCCGCCCACCGAATCAAAGAACAAATACATGTTCTGCGCTGCATTGAAATACAACACGTTGCTGTTCAACGTCCCGATCGGCAGATAAACGCCGCTGGTGGTCGGTGTGGTTGCGCCGGTGGCCAGCATGGCAGCGATGGCCGAAGTCACCGCGCCTGTGGTCAAATCCGGCGCAGCCAGCACCGTAACGGCTACGAGGTCGTCTACGACGGTCGAAAAATCAGTGCTAGGGTCGAACAGTACGGCGGTCATTTCATTCCGGGTTGCATTCCGGCCGAGCAACTTTCTTGCATCGCGTTGTAGTGTTCCGTCATTGCCACGTGGTGCGCATCGGCGGCGTTCAAGTGCGAAGCGGCGGAATCCATATCGCCTTTGTTCTTTGCGCCGGCTGCCGACTTGAGATGCGCGGACGTTGCGCCGGCATGGCCCGCAAACGCTCCGTGGCTGTCGCCAGCGTCATTCGCGGCAACAGCGGCCTTACTGCTCTTGGCGGCTTCCCCCGCGTCACCCGTGGCCAGCGTAGCTTTATGGGCCATCGCCGTGGCATCGCTTGACGGATGCGGCCACGCTTCGCGGAGCGGCTTTTTAAGTGGCCAGTTCTGCTCTAGGAATTCATCGAATCGTCCCATGTCAAAATGCCTCGCTGTGGTATTCCACGGGCATCGAAATATCAATCAATTGATTCAACGTCACCAACTGGTTCCGCAATTCCGCCATGTACTGAGTCCACTGCACCGTGCGGCCTTCGATCGTGTACGTTGGCTTGGGACTCGCCATCACGCTGGCAATCAGCGTTACGAGGTTGTCCCGCTGCGTCACCAAACTGGCTTCCGACAATGCCACGTCACGCCTCCACCAACGCTAGAGCCGGTTGACGACGCAGCACCACCAGCGAGCCAATCTGTTCCAACGACTTCCAGCCCCGGTCTCGCAACTCCGCAACCGCCTGCATGACCCCCGGATAGTCCTCGCTGTGATCGTGCAACGCGATATAGCCGTGTGGCCTTACCAACGGCTCCACGCCTTCGACGTCCGCCTTGACGGATTCGTAATCGTGGGTGCCGTCGATAAACGCGAAATCGTATTCCGCATCCCGCAGCCGCAACTGCGTCAGCACTTCCGCCGATTCGCCGATCTTGGGCGAGACCCGTTGTTCCAGCCCGAACGACTTGACGTTCTCTTGGAACTCCGGCCACGTATCGCATGGATTCGGTGTTCCGCGTCCGTCGAACGTGTCGATCGTGGTAACGTGCAAGGCTTCTTTCGCCATGATGCACGTGGAAAGACCCTTGTAGGCTCCGACTTCCAAGACGAGCTTGCCGCTGGCCCAGCGCGCCAGGGCTTTGGCTTCGACTTCCGACAGCCAGCCGAGCGGCGAACTATCCTCCGGCTTGATGCGCGGGTAGCGGTTTGCAAACCCCGTATCGCCATAATGAATCACGCGAATCTTCGTTGTCGCCGCGCACTTGACGCCGAACTTGGTTTGCGCGTCCCAGGACATCAACCAATCTTCCGGCAACGTCACCCGTTGCCAGTGGCCTTCGGCGTTCTTCCAGCAATGCGACTCAAGACGAAAGCCGCCGGTTTCCATCCACGGACGCACCCAATCCTGCCGCAAGTCGATTGCCATGCAGCCGGTGTTGAGCAAAAGCTTTTCCTCGCCCGTGCAAACGTCCTCGCCGGTGAAGGTTTCCGGCAGGTCCATGCACTCGGCAGTCGTCATTCGTCGATAGCTGCTGTGGCGTCCATTGAGAACGCCAATCGCGGTGGAGGTGTCGTCGATTTCTAGCGACTTGATCGGCACGACGGCGGACAGAATTCCCGCTTTCGTCCGTTCGATTTCTTCCAGCAGAATATCCACCCACCATTCCTGCGGCGCAATATCGCCGTGGAGCATGACAAAGTGCGTCGGACGCACGCCATCCATGTCGGCGTAATTGAGCGCCTGACACATCAGGGCATTGAACGAATCCGGCAACAGCGATGAAACCGCTTCGCCCCGAATCGCTACCGGGCAGCGTTTGGTCGCCGTGGCGTAATAGGCGCGGGCCGACATATGATGGACGCCGAAAGCGCCATACAGCGGCCGACCGATGAAGGGAATGAGTTGCTGCGCCATGACACCTTAGAAAATCTCCACGATCATTTCGCGGATGACCGCCGAATTCGCCGAACTGGACGAGTTGAACGTGCAGGACACGCCAACCGTCAGCGTGGTCTGCGTATTGATGCTCGTAGAGTTGGTAATCAGTTCCACGCGGGTTGCCGTGTTGCTAGCGGCTTCCGTCTTGACGACGTTATGCGAAGCCACGAGCGTTCCGCTGGAACCGATCGTGCGAATCGTGACGACCGAATCGCCGCCGATAATGTCGTTCGCGGCGCCGTTGGTGGTGGCGCTTGTGGTGAAAGTCGTTCCGGCAATCGAGCCAGCCGTGGTATTGGTCGCCAGATAGCTCTTGAAAATCGCCGTGTCGGTGCCGTTGACGCCGGTACGAATCGCTTTCCAGTGGAAGCGAATCACCGAACCCGCCGCCAGCGTGTTGGCGTTGATGGCAATGTTGGCATCGAAGAATGTTTCGGTGCTCGTGCTCGTCACAGCCGTTGAATCAGCGACGTTGGCGTAGATCAAACCGCCGACGCGGCCGCTGGCGAATCCGCTTGTGATCTTGCCGCCAGCCGGCAGGACAAGATTGCCGCTGGAATCAAACACCGCCGCTTGGCTCACGGCGCCCGTGCCAGGCGTGACGCCGTGCAGGTAGTTCGCCACGTCATCGGCATAGTTGCCGGCTTCCGTTCCCGGTCCCGACGCCGAACCATCGGCAAACAGAATCTTGAAAAGGTTTTTGAGTGCGGTGGACGAGGCCATGTCTTCTGTTCCTTAGCCTTTGAGAGAGAGATCGAGCGTGGCGGCAACGTCGCCGGTAATGCGAACACCCCCCGCGCCAAAACACTCGTCGGGGAACGGGATGCACTTGGAAGCCGAAACCGAACGGGTCACAGCGGTCAGCGTCGAATCGTAAAGCGCGACGTAGGTGTACTTCGTTGTTCCCCGGCCGGGTTCGTCAATCAGGTTGTAAGGCGCACACCAAAACGTCAGCGTGGCGACCGTCTGACCGGACGGCACAAAGATAAGTCCACTGGCGATCAGCTCGAAAGGAATCTCATCGGAGTTCGTGGCCGTGGTGGCGCACGTGTACCCGATGATGTTCTTCTGCCAACGCCAAATTCGATCCGCCATAAGAGACGCCTCGCGCCCTGCGCCCAACTGCACAGAGCTAGGCGTAGAGCGGTTCGATTTTCCAAGGGTGTTCGGAACCGGAAATCCCGTTGATGCGGCAGAATTCCTTTTGGGCTTCCGCCGGGTCAGCGATTTCGATTTCCAACGGGTTTTCCAGCAGTGGAGTGGGGCACAGCAACTGCACGCGATGGCCAACCGGATGGGCCGTCGTGCGTTCCGTCGCCGCCGGCAAGACGTGGCCTTGCAATTGCGGCGCTGGCGCGGTTGCTGTTTTGAGTTTCGACATTAGGCTTGACTGAGGCACATGTAACGCGGGTCAAGGGTCGCCGGCGTGCCACGTTCGCTGGCCTTGAACCGAACCACGATGTCTTGCGTGAACTCGGCTTCGCTGTTTTGCGGAGCCTGCAAAACCGTGATCGGCCAGTTCTGCATGTAGCAGATGTAGCGATCCAGGCGACCGAGATACCAATTGGTGTCGGCCGTGCCGGTGTTGGCCTTGTACGCTTGCTGCCGGTAGATGCGACTGGCAATGACGTTGTAAGGCGACTTTGTCAGCGACAGCGGATTCTGCATCAACGGGCTGGGGCCGTCGGTCCAGGTGTTCGCCGTGCCGGTCGCGTTGTTGCCGACCTTGCGAACTTCCGTGGCCCGCACGATCTGATGCGCCGTGTGCATCAAGGCCGGCGGCACGATCAGCGTGTCGGGCAGGATCGTGATGACTTCGTTCGTGTTGGGGTCGAGCATTTGAGCCAAGAGCAGTTCGGCTTGCTCCACGCTCGTCCAGTCGGCCAGCTTGTTGCTGGTTTTCAGGTTCACCCACGGCGTGCTCGATTGGAAGCTGGCGTAGGTCGTCCCCTTCCACTTGTAGCGGTACTTGGTCTCGTTGGCGTCGATGAAAGCGTTGATGAGCCGCTTTTCCTTGCGGAGACCGAGGAAGTGACCGACTTCACCGGCCCGCTGCAACACGAGTTGCGTGCGGTCGAAGAAAATCGCTTCCTTCGTGACCGGCACGATCAAGCCTTCCTTGGTCGTCGCCGGCGTGTCGATATAATCTTCGTTCAGCCCGACCGTGGGATACGGCTTGCCTTCCGCGACCTCTTCAGCTTG